CTACATCATCACCCTGGCTGCCGACTACTGCGACCAGTGCAGCGACCTTGAGTTCTGCGCCCTGGTAGAGCATGAGCTCTATCACATCTGCCACGCGACGGATAAGTACGGACAGCCAGCCTTCACTGAAGACGGCATGCCCAAGCTGAAGATGCGCGGCCACGACGTGGAAGAGTTCGTCGGTGTGGTTCGTCGCTACGGTGCGAGCGCTGATGTCCAGGCTCTGGTAGACGCTGCAAACAGTCCTGCTGAGGTAGGCAAATTGAACATTGCGAGGGCCTGCGGTACCTGTCTACTCAAGTCGGCCTGACTTCCATGACAGGTTTTGACGGATGACAACCCTATGGCAGTACTACGAAGCGAGGTCAAAGCCTTCATCGTTCAGGCTTTGGCCTGCTTCGATACGCCATCTCAAGTGGTTGAGTCGGTCAAGAAGGAATTTGGCATAGAGATCAGTCGGCAGCAGTGCGAGTCTCACGACCCGACGAAATTTGCCGGAAAGCAGTTGGGCGCCAAGTGGGCAGAGCTCTTTCATGCCGCTCGCGCGCGCTTCCGTGAAGAGACGGCAGATATCCCGATCGCCAACCGAGCGTTCCGCCTCCGCGCCATGAGTCGATTCGTGGAAAGGGCCGAGGCGATGAAGAACATCGGCCTGGCCATGCAGATCCTGGAGCAGGCCGCCAAGGAAGTCGGCGACGTGTACGTCAACCGGCAGACCAAGAATGAAAACCCACACGACAATCTGGCGCCTACTCGGGTTCAGGTCGACGTAGTGGACGCGAGGAAGCCTGATGCCGAGCCTTAATGTGCCCCAGGCCAGCTTCCTGCGCATGGATACCAAGTTCCGCGGCTTTGTGGCTGGCTTCGGCTCGGGCAAGACGTGGGTAGGCTGCGCGGCACTGTGCAAGCACGTATGGGAGTGGCCCCGGATCAACTCCGGCTACTTCGCCCCGACTTACCCGCAGATCCGCGACATCTTCTTCCCGACGATCGAGGAAGTCGCCTTCGACTGGGGGCTGAAGGTCAAGACGAAGGAGAGCGACAAGGAGGTCGAGTTCTACAGCGGCGGCCAGTACCGCAGCACGACCATTTGCCGTTCCATGGAGAAGCCGCAGACCATTGTCGGCTTCAAGATCGGGCACGCCCTGGTCGATGAGCTCGACGTTCTGCCGAAGCTCAAGGCCGAGCACGCCTGGCGCAAGATCATTGCCCGGATGCGTTACAACGAGCCAGGCCTGAAGAACGGCGTGGACGTCACGACGACCCCCGAGGGGTTCAAGTTCGTTTATCAGCAGTTCGTGAAGCAGCTGCGTGAGAAGCCGGCACTCAAGGGTATGTATGGGCTTGTTCAGGCCAGCACGTTCGACAACGAACTGAACCTGCCGGCCGACTACATCCCATCGCTGATGGAGTCGTACCCGCCTCAGCTGATCCTGGCCTATCTGAACGGCCAGTTCGTCAACCTGAACGCCGGGTCTATCTATCACGCCTACGACCGCAAGCTGAACGCCTGTTTCGACACCGTCGAGCCGGGAGAGCCGCTGTATATCGGCATGGACTTCAACGTCGGCAAGATGGCGGCGATCACGCACGTCAAGCGCGCCGACGACAAGCCGCGGGCAGTGGATGAGCTGATCGATGGCTTCGATACCCCGGACATGATCCGGCGCATCAAGGAGCGCTACTGGCGGCACAACGGCACCGACTACGAGAAAACCTGCGAAATCCGAATCTACCCGGACGCCTCGGGCGGATCGCGCAAGTCGGTGAATGCCAGTGAGACCGATATCGCCATCCTTCGCCAGGCTGGATTCAGCGTGATCGCGCCGGACGCCAACCCGCCGGTGAAGGACCGCATCAACGCCATGAACGCGATGTTCTGCAACGCCAACGGCGAGCGCCGCTATCTGATCAACCCGCTGCGCTGCCCGACCTATGCGGACGGCATCGAGCAGCAGGTATGGGCGGCCAACGGCGAGCCTGACAAGAAGTCCGGCGTCGACCACGCGAACGATGCCGGCGGTTACTTCATCCATCACGACTACCCGATCAGCAGACCGGTCACGCACATCCCTGTCACATTCACCTTCTGAGGCCTTCCATGGCGAATTACAGCGACACCCGGCAGGAATATGCCGACGCCCTGCCTGGCTGGCGTCTGGTGAAGCGATGCGTCAAGGGCGCGCGCGAGGTGCGAAAGCACGACGAATATCTGCCGATGCCAGACCCTACGAACAAAGATCCGAAGAATCTGGAGCGGTACAAGCAGCTCAAGAAGCGGGCGATGTTCTTAAACGTCACCGGTCGCACCCGGGCCGGACTGCTGGGCGCAGTATTCCGAAAGACGGCCGAACTGAAGTTGCCGACCGAAGTTGAATACCTGCAAGAGAACGCCAGCGGCGACGGTACCAGCCTTGAGCAGCTGTCGAAGAAGGCAGTCGGAGAATGCCTGGAAACAGGTCGCGGTGGCTTCCTGGTCGATTACCCGAAGGTCAAGGCGGCCAGCGGCGTTTCGTCCATGGCGGACGCGGCCAAGCAGAAGGCCTTGATCCACTTCTACGACGCCGAGTCGATCATCGATTGGGACGAGCAGGTCATCGACGGCGTAAAGCGTCTGGTCTACGTCAACCTGCAAGAGTGTGTGTCGGAGTTCGACGCTGCTCAGCTGTCCCGCGAGGAATACAAGCAGAATCGCGTTCTGTTGCTGGTTGATGGGCAGTACGTCCAGCGCGTGTACAAGGACGGCGACCAGGCACCAGCCGACAGCACGCCGACCGACAAGGACGGCAAGCCATTCGATCACATCCCGTTCAGCTTCTTCGGCTCCGAGAACAACGACGCCGACATCGACAAGTCGCCGCTCGAAGACTTGGCCGACGTGAACATCCTGCACTATGGCAACTCGGCCACGGTGGAAGAGAGCGGGTTTATCAGCAGCCAGCCGACGCTGTTCATCACGACCGAAATCACAACCGACGAGTTCGTCAAGCTCAACCCGAACGGCATGCATATCGGATCGACCCGTGGCTACAACCTCGGAAAGAGCGGTACCGCGACCCTGGTCCAAGCAACCGAAAGCCAGTTGGCACGGTCGCTGATGAAGGACAAGGAAGAGCAGATGCTCATGATCGGCGCTCGCATCGTCCAGCAGGGCGGCGGCAACGAGACTGCAGAGGCTGCGCGCATCCGTTACAGCTCGGACAACTCGATCCTTGGCACCGTGGCGGGCAACGTCTCCGAGGCGCTGAAGCGGGCCATTCTGGACGCTGAGCGCTTCATGATCGGCGAGCCGAACGAGACGGACACCGTGTTCTGGCTCAATCAGGCCTTCTTCGATGAGGTGATGACCGCTCAGGACATCCTGGCGCAAGTCCAGTTGTGGCAGCAGGGCGTCATCGCCAAGAAAGACCTGCGCACCAACCTGCGCCAGTCCGGCACGATCGAGGCTGATCGCACCGACGACGACATCGACGACGACATCGAGGCGGCTGCTCCGGTGGTCGGTGATGCTGTATGAGTGCCGAAGGGTTCCTGACTGACGCGGCCACCCGCCATCAGATCTACGTCCAGCGTTATGCCGGCGGCAATCTGAAGCGGGCGGCCAAGTTCATCAGCAAGGCGATCAACACTGCCAAGGAGCGCGTGGCGGCTGGATTGAGCGCCTACGGCACCAAGCGATATGCCTCGCAGATTGACGCGCTGTCCGGCGATCTGGCGGCCATCTACGGCGACATGAAGGGTCAAGTCGTCATGGATCTGACCGACTTCGGCGCCTATGAGGCCGAATTCAACGCGACCATGCTCGGCAAGGCGGTCAAGGCGGTTGTTCAGTTCAATGTCCCGGCGCCCGACATGGTCGCTGCGGCTGCGCTGGCCGATCCGCTGGAGCTGGAGGAGCGCAAGGGCCTGCAACGGATCAGCATCAGCGGCGCGCTTGACCAGTTCGGGACCAAGAAGGCCGCCGAGATCATCGGCGAGATCCAGATCGGTTCCGCCCTGGGTGAGACCAGCCAGCAGATTGGCTCGCGCCTCACCAGTGCGCACCAGATGCAGCAGGATCAGGCGTCGGC